TCCATAGTCATATGGAAGAGTGCTATCCGAAAAAATTGGCTAGACCAGCAATAGTGAACTCATTCTCAACACCAGTGTTTGGATTTCTCACTTTAATGTCATGTTTTAGAACTGGCATCTCTTCAAAGAATTTTTGAACTTTTTCAAACTGACTATTTGTCAATCCTTCCAAAAATTCATGAAATTCCTTTTTCGTCGTAGTAGAACTGTCATATACGTCTTCTGCATCAAAAATTTGATCGATGCATCTCGACATAATTTCTACAACCTCATCACTAGTGTCTTTTCCAATAATTGACACTTTTACGAATTCTGCAAAAGACGGATATTTCATAATTACGCCAAGTTCGTCATTTAGCATAATTTTGCTAGAATGACCTTCTGGCTTAGAAACTTGAACTTCCGTCAAATTCAAATTATAGCGAACTTGCGTTTCACCGTCATCTTCGCATGTTAGCAGCATTTCGACAACTTCGCCAACTGACACAGCGCGAATATTGAGGAAAATATACTCTAAGTCGAAAATTGCCAAATCTTCGAGTTTTACACGAGATTGAATGCAGTTTTTCAACAAAGTTTTCGTAGCATCCTCAATCTGCTTCTCATCTCCAGATTCGAGTGCTAGCAAAAGAACTTTTTCTTCTTTTACAACAAATGGGCGATATTTGATAGTTTTGCCCGATGACGGTACTTCCAACTCGTAAGTTGGTAGTGCAACTTGTGGTAATGCCATTATACGTAGATCAGATCATATGTATATTTAGCGCGACTTTTAGACCCAAAAATTAGCGGAAAAAATTTTCCCAGTTTCATGGAATCAAAAAGTCAATTTGGTGTAACGTCATTCTTAATTACATAGTGTCTCATGTAAGAGAACTGTGCTGTTACCTGAGTGATTTGACTTGATCCAAACTGCAGAGGCACAGCATCGATAGCATATGGATAAGCTTTCTCTAGGATGTATGAAATCGATGCTCTTTCAATAGGAGAGGTAGGACCAGTCTCTGTCTTAGTAATAGACATGTCGCAAGCATATTCATCACGATACTTTAGTCTGATGTTTCTGCTTTCTGATCTAGGAGAAAATCCTTGTGTCTGCAATCCTTCTAGTGTCAGTCCACTGTTGTCATCACCTTTCTCATCGAAGATCATGTCAACCCAGTCCTGTAAGAACTTTAGTGCGGTCATATTTGCGTCACACATGAAACCCAACTGGAATTCAGTGAATACTCTTGTGTGTGGATAACTTACAGAACCACTACCAACATAGATGCCATTTGTTTGACCTTGTGCAGTGTTGGTGTTAGGTAGTTGAGCTTCAGAACAGAACATCTCAAAGTAATCACTTGTTCCTGTGACAGTTCCATTGTCATCAGTATATCCACCTGGGACTTGTGTCAGACCTGGGGGTGGATTAAGAAACTTCACAACAAAGTTATTACTAAATGACATGCCACCTTGGGCAGACATTATACCTAAGAGGCGATCTATTGACACGCTAAATACCTATGTTGGTCCTACTATATTTATGGCGTACTCTGGATTGTACAAACCCATCAATCCTGGTAAGTATCGTGGCAACCCAACTCGCGTTATCTATAGATCATTATGGGAACGAAAGTTCATGGTGTTCTGTGATAATAATCCTTCGATAATAGAGTGGGGGAGTGAAGAGGTAATTATACCTTACCGTGCTCCCGATGGTAGAGTGAGGCGATACTTTCCAGACTTTTACATCAAAGTAAAAGAAAAAAATGGCAAGTTAACCAAATATATTATCGAAATTAAACCTAAGAAACAAACAAACCCACCGAATGACAAAAACAAAAAGACTGCTGCCTATCGTAATGCTGCACTGACATACGCTAAGAACTACGCAAAGTGGTCCGCGGCTCGTGAGTATTGTGAAGACAGGCAGATGAACTTCTTAATACTTACCGAAGATCACCTAGGAGTATAACAATGGCAACTGGATTTGCGTCTATCCAGCGCAACACTGTCAACCAGACACCTGGATACAAAACACTCTTTGAGAGAGTAAATGCACAAACAAAAGGAGAGAAAAAATCTCTCGCTTGGTATCGCAACGCTGTAAAATCAGAAGCAAGCAAGTATAAAAAGAATTTCAAGAAGTATATTCTTGATGAGAAGGGAGATGACAATGGTCTTGCTAAGGAGCAAGATGCTAATGAATTAAGAAAGTATACAGTGATGGGTCACTTGTATATGTTTGAGTACAAGGCAAAGATGAGATGGCTTCCTTACTATGATAGATTTCCTCTTGTCTATGTAATCAAGTCAAATAAACACGAGTTTTGGGGTGCTAACCTGCACTACCTGTCTCCAAAGAAAAGATTAATTGCTACCAAGAAATTAATGAATGGTAGAATTGACATACCTAAGAAGTGTTTCCATAAATATCTACACGCCCACGTAGATGGATTATATCTTGATCTAGCGTCAAGTGAATGGGATACTGCCATTCTCCTACCGACTGCAGATTTTGTGAAGGATTTAAACGGTATGGTCTTCCCGATTGAACAGTCAATAGTATGGGAAGAGACTGATGAGAATTTCTACGACAAGATCACCGCACACAGAAGAGTGAAAGGTTACGGCACAAAACAGTCTAAGGAGATGTCTAAGTAATGCCTAAGGATGGAGAAGTAAGGAAGAAAAGAAGAGGTAGATCTGGTTCATCATATCAGATCTACCGTGATCCTCCTGGTGAGTGGAGAACTACTACAGGTGATGACTACAAGAAAGCAAAGAACACCTGGCTTGAACAGCAAGGTGGTAGTAGTGCTTACAGTCAATTAGGTGCGCCAGGAACACCAACAACATCTTTACGTTACCCTGAGAAGGCTGCTATGGAAGCTGGATCAGACTACGTTCTCTTTGACTTCTACAAATATCAACCTCCATTCCAAGGAATTAACAAAGGAAACACAAAAGCAAACAGTACACCACTGGCAACGTACAACCAAAGTGCTACAGATGAAGCACTGTATAAGAAAAATGAGACACACAAAAGTGTAGTCATGTACATGCCAGAAGATATTTCTACTGGTTACAGAGCAAACTGGAGTGGCAAAGCATTCAGCAACATTGGTGCTGCTGCATTGTCAGCAGCAGGATCAGGTGACCCTGGTCAAGCAGCACAAAATAGTCTCAACGCAATTGGAACTGCATTTGATAATCTCATACCCAATGCAGGTGCAAAAGTAGTACAGGGTGTCATTAGTAAGATAACTGGAGAACAGTTGTCTCAAAATGATATCTTTGGTGCAACTCGTGGTGTCATCTTGAACCCAAACGTTGAACTACTATTTGGTGGACATGATCTAAGAAATTTCCAGCTTAAATTTAAAATGGTTCCTAGGAATTCAACAGAAGCATCAAACATCAAACAGATTATCAATCAGTTTAGAAAAGCAATGCTTCCAAGTTTTGGAGATGGTGATGACTTTAATTTAGTAGGTGGAAAGAACATCGCGAATAGTTTCATCAAAGTTCCAAACTTCTGTAAGGTTTCGTTCATGCGTGGTAGTGGACTGAACCCTGACGTTCCACAATATAAGATGTGTGCCATCACTCAGGTTGATATTAACTACACACCTGACGGAACCTATGCTACATATGAAGATGGTAGCATGGTTGCAATTGAATTGTCAATTGCATTCCAAGAAAGCAAACTTATTTTCTCCAGCGAGGTAGAGCAATACTGATGTACTTTTCACTAGTTCCTAACATCGAATATGATGAGAAGCCTATTAGTTATCCCTTCTCGACTTCAGACTTTGTAACTGCAAAGAACTTCTTCCGCAGATATAAAGTCAACGATGATGTATTCTCATACGCTGTACTGTTTGACAAGTATACCATACAAGATGGTGATACTCCAGACAACCTAGCAAATAAAATTTATGGAAGTCCATTCTATGATTGGGTTCTTCTGTTGACGAACAACATGATCAACGTTCAGTATGACTGGCCACTAACAAATGCCACGCTTGCTGATGTCATTGAGAAAGAATACAGTGATCCCTATGGAACAATACATCACTACGAAACATATGAGATCAAGAATTCTGCTGGTCAGGTTGTATTAGAAGGCGGCAAAGAAGTAGACGAAGAGTTCTTCAATGCTCCATCTTTTGTGACAGCTTCTAATCCACCAACAGAACTTCCTGTCCCTACATCTACAAGACAAGCAAGAGCAGAAATTCAATACGAAAATTTCTTATCTGCTATCCAAATTACAAGGAATGGTGTTGGATATGAGACTATCCCTGCAGTAAATATTATTCCATCCAATGGAGCAGCTGCTTCACCAAACCTATCACAAACTGCTCCAATCAAACGAATTGAAGTAGCAAGTGGTGGATCTGGATATGAATACCCACCAATAATTACATTCACTGGTTCATTGTCAAGTCTATCTGCTACTGCACAGTTAGATGGCAATGGTTCAATCGAAACTATCAATCTAGATGGTATTAAGTATGATACCACTAATGCAGATCAGATCTATGAGTTTGGCAACGGAACTACAATTGCACCAAACGGAACTGGTATTGGTAAAACTGGTGGTTTCAATATTGGATCAACTCACCTACGTTTTGGTGATGCATCGGGAACAAGATATGCTGTACTTGAACCAGTAGATACACGAGATATCAATACAGTTCGCGTCTATGCTATCCGTGGTAACGGAAGCAATGGAGGAGAGACGCCAGATGTTAATGGTGTGGAAGACTTGTACCTACAATATCAAATTGCAGAAGTTGGTGCAGCACCAAACCTAGCACCAAGTTCATGGATTGATTTAGGAATTGTTATTGATGCTGTTCCTAATGGTAGTGGAAGTGGTGTCCTAGACAACTACGACTTCACACTACCAGCAGAATTAAAAAATCCAAATGTATACTTCAGGCTTTATCAACCAGGAAATAGTGGAGCACAGTTTGACCACTATGGTATCTTAAGTGTAAACTTCTTGAACCTAGACACAGAGTATGATGTCAATGGAGGTATTCAGATCACTCCTAATCCATTAGATAGTAATCCCCAAAATATTACTGCTGCATCTGCTAATGTTATATTTGGCAGAAGACTGGAGAGTGTTACTATTACATCCAGTGGTTCTGGTTTCAGTGGAAACGTAGCACCAACAATTAATATTACTGGAGGAAATCCATCCACACCAGCAGAAGCAACAGCATACATTGGATACAATCTAATCCCTACCATTCTTGATGCAGGATTAGGTTACAATTCTGCAACTGCAACTATCTCAGGTGGCGGTGGAACTGGTGCTGAAGTATTAATCAACGTTGCTAGTGGTAGCGTCTCTTCTCTTCAAATTACAGACAAAGGAACTGGATATACATCAGCTCCAACAATTGTTATTAGTCCACCCACCACAGAAGACATTACTTTAAACGATGGTGATACTAAGACTATCGATGGTCAGACATGGAAGTATAGTTCTGGACAGTGGCTTAGACAAGCAACATATCCATTCAAATACTATGACAACGGTGTCTACCAATTAAAAAACGGTAACGAGATTTGTCGTCCCGTTACCGTTGCTGAGTGGTTCTCTGCAGAGAATGAAAAGAAAAGAGAAATCTTTATTCTCAAGAGATCATACTTCAGAGATTTTGTAGATGATTTCAGAAAGAGAAATCTATACCAAAAGTCTGATGGATATGTCGATCAAAGATTGAAGAGAACCACTTGACTTTTTGAGTGAATTTTTCACGGAAAAAATTTTTCCAGTTTTATGAAATTCACTTTAGCGTTTCGACAGCAGCAAGTGCTTTCTGACGCAACTCCTCAGGAAGAGGGACATAACCAAGAGCATCTGCTTTACCCTGTTGAGTTGGGGTCAGCATCCAGCGAAGCATATCCTTCACATCATCATTCTTCTCATACTCAGGATACGCTAGGATCCAAGTAAGGGAGACAATAGGATATGCGTTGGCACCAGCAGGGTTAGCGTCAGCACCACGCAGTTGATCGTCAAGGACAATCTCACCAAGACCAGCGGAAGCAGTCTCAGCAGATGCCTTCACGAAGTTACCTGCTTTGTTTTGGATGGCAACCTGTTGCAGGTCACCCTTCACATAACCATAGTTTACATAACCGATGCTACCAGGAGTGTTGGTGAT